TAATTATAATTATAGAAAATCGACAATTTTGATACAGTTTTTCTATAATTCTCAACCGTGTTTTTTCTTGTCTATTTTATGACGAGTTACCGTCTTAATTCTAAAAAGTTCTGTCAAGTTTTATGACGACAGTTCTCATTTTATGACCCCCACCCTTTAAAATATCTCATAATTACCCTTTTCTTAATTTTCTATAATTTAAACTACTTAAGGATTTGTCGCTATGTTAGACTATAGAGAATGAACCAAATGAGTTTTTCCGTGAATCTGACAAATGAAGAATGGAAATCGCTTGATAATATGATGTATGATTATTGGGAAGGACTATCCGGTTGTAATATGGATTGTAAACAAAATTATAAAGAACTCGAATCCGATAATGACGACTGGAATTGGTGGGAAGAAGACCACAGTACACTCCATAAACATTACAGATCTATCACTAACAAAATAGATAGAAAGGAATCAGCTGAATCTAACAAATTGAAGAAACTCAAACTCAAAATCAGAAACGAAGTTACTGAAGAGTTGAGTCAAGCCACAGATGAAATTGTTGAAGAGTGGAGACAAGAAAAAACCGATTCTGATGAAAGCTGGAGAAAATGTGTAAATCGGAAGGATGCTGAAATCAAGGAATTGAGAAAACAGAAGTATGATGAAATCAAGAAATTGAAAGAACAAATCGACCAACAACACAAAGAACTCCAAGAAATCAAGGACAAGCTCAAATCAATTATTACTTAAGAAATAAAATCTATGTTAGAATATAGACAATGACTAAATACTATTTACATCTCGACTACAAAGATCAGTACATTGCAAAGTTCAAAACCAAATCAGATGACATCAATCTGATTTACAAGGAAATGTCTGAAAATATAATCAAGGATGGTTTCAAACGTGGATTCACTATCCAACAACAAATCGATAAATACACATCCTTCTGTGATAGTATTTACAAAATGAAAGATCACTGTGAAAAGATACGAGCCAGTGATTTTCTAATGTTCTTCTCGTGTTATTTTGCACTATGTAAGTTCAAGTGTATCAAACCCAATGAATATATGTTTCTCAAAATCAAGAAACGTAAATCAAGATTTCAGAACTGAAATATTTTTGTATTTCATCGAATAAAACTATTTTAGAAAACTAATTTATCTTCTACTACCCTTTTCTCTTTTTGTTTGTCTGATTATTTCACTACTGAAATATTTAGAGATTGTATACCAAAAACTCTCCATCTTCAATAACTGCTTCACGACCATATTCAAGATATGTTCTTACTTGGAACGGCCCAGCTGGTACATCCACCTTCAAGTGAAGTTCCACACCATCACTTTCTACACGACCATTGGTGAGACGAGTTCCAAGCATAAAGAACTTACCCGGAAGAACAGTTGCTTGTGTGTGTCCTTCGAACTGAATTGTTGGTAAGTATCCAGTTCCTTCATTCGAGTAATCTTGACGGGTTACAAAAGGTAATCCTTCACTCATAGTTAGTTGAGTAAATGCTTGTGCTTTATTAGTGAGAGATTGGGAGAACTCAAAACGAGATTTGTATTTGAGATTGTATGATATTGTACCAACTTCATTACCATTTGATGTATCAATTATCCCCGCTTCTGGAGCATACATATTGTATTTATTCAATACAGAGTCATCCGAATCACCATCACTTGCGTCTGATTGTTTCGATATAATGGTTACAGCACGACTCACAAGGCGATTCTGCATACCGAGCTGTCGAACAACCCCACCAGTTAGAGCCGCGTCCGTTGCTGTTAGTTTGGATAGACGATAATCCGAGAAGGGGAGACGAATAACCGGATGTCCGTCTCTCCATCGGTTCATAGCATCATCTTGGAGATAAGTGATATAATCCGCACAGAACTTCAATTGAGTTTTATCAATTAAAAACTGACCCCCAGCCACTTGTCCGTTTCCACGACATACACGATCAAGACTGGTTTTAGACCAGAACAATTCAATAGTAAGTCCTTGATCTATCATATAAAGTGGAAGTTGTGTGGTTTTCAAGAAGGGGAACAATTCAGCAAGATCAATTTGGTACACGGGTGATTCCGCAATTGTAGCTGCTGATGTAGCATCCATCTTGGAGAAGGGATGTTGAAGAAGTAATTGTGCTTCTCTTGGTCTGAGTGGATTGCCGAGATTTGCTGTGCGATATTCACGACCATTCGATAGACCATATCCTTGAGCGAGATTACCATCATCTACAACGACTTCATTACCACCACCAGCTGAATCATCAAATCTCTGATTTCTGAACTCTTTCGCCAAACAACGTCCCGATGTATACTGTTCTCTTTCAATCATAGTTTCATTCGAAACCATAGCAGACTGAATCGAATAGAAATGACCGAAATCTTGAATATCATTAATTACTTGACCGGATTTACGGACTTTGAGAACAGCACGATCAAGTACAGAAGCAATACCAACATTCTGTGGAAGGAAAGTGTTGGTTGTTCCAGCTGCTGGAATAAGACCGACAAACAACTTGGAATGGGAATGAAGGAAACCCTTCTGTGCTAAATTGAACGATGCAAAACCAGTTTGGGTTGCGGTTGCTTCTTGGAATGTGGAAGTTTCAAGAAGATCAGTTTCAACAGACTGACTATAATCTGCTGGGATTTTACTCAAATCAAGAAGATCGGGTACGACGGGTTGCGAGACCATACTCATATTTATACTACTTACAAGATATAAATATGTTATACAAAAAAATGAAAATATAAAACATAGAAAATCAATTATACTTGATTATCTGTCGAAGGATTTCAACATTTTCTAACACAATCAATACATTCAATAATCTCAAATAGTTCATTATATAATAGCATAGATTATTTCAGAACTGAAAGAATATCAACACTTTCATCCAAACAACAAAATAGAATATACATAATACCCATCCAAGGAGTTTTATTTCTGAATCATTCATTTAATTTCAGTAGTGAAATTATTTCTGTTTCATCTTTTTCGGTGTATAAGTTTTCAAATTGAATCTCTTTTTGTAATCTGTTATCGATGCTTTGATTGTTGGACGATTCCAGAGTATGTACCTTGAAAGACTACCAGCTGACATATAATCACTCCAATCTTCTCTATCTCTATGTCTATCTAAATATCTTTGTTTTCTTTTGGGATCTTTATTGATTGTGAAATCAGAATAACCTTTTGCACCGAATTGAGTGGTCTTTATTTTCTTACCACTATCATCATAGAATACTGCCTTGTATTTCTTTGTTTTCGAACTACTGGGTTGTATTAACACTTGCATATACTATAGATAATAGAATATTTCACAACTGAAATATATTTTGTAATTATGAATCAAAAGTATAGATGATTGAAAATTGTTTTATAGAATGAGTTTATAAAATAGAGTTATGTAATTATTTCAGAACTGAAATCACCAGAACCATCCATTGCTTTCCGGATTATCCACAATCACTTCCGAATCGGGTTGTGTTTCACTTGGTTTATTCGGGTCGGTTCGCTCCATAATCTCCAAAAGCATTTGTTTTAGTTCTTTGGCTTCTAATGATAATTCTTTAACATCAGAGAGTAGTTCTTCCATAAGTGAAGAAAGATCGTCCAATCGTTTCGATGCAGATACTTGGAATGGATGGGGACGTTTCTTGGATGACATTCTTATATTCTATCAGATATTATTTTTGTATCATTTTTTATCCATTTCTTCTTTCTCGAACTTCATTCTCATTTCTGTCAATAAGTCTTTGATGACTCGTTCCTTCTCTACCTTATAGATTACAACAGAACGCTTACTACATCTCGACAATGAACCATCCGGATCGGTTATTTTAGTGGTGATACTTGATACAATGGTTGGTTTGGTGATTGTGTGTTGTACCGATGATGGACTTGAAATATAGAAATCCTTCACAGAATTAATCTTATCTGAAATCGATACAAGTGGATATGATACATTACCATCTCCAAGAGCATTAATTGAATTCGAAATAATATCACTACGTATACCATAATAACCATTATTGAGTTGTACTGGATACTCATCCGCTACAATCTGAATCGGTGTTTGTCCCACAACTATCTCTGGAAGAAACTTCAAGTATCCATCTACATTCTCATTATCCGTTAGATTATAAGCATAGAATTGATATGGGTGTAATATCTTACCATCAAATCGTGGATTACCAAACTTATTTTGATTCCATCCTTTGGTATCTCTCATATCTATTTCAGCGTTAGTTGTTAAAATATTTGTTTTGTCTATTACACTTGATATTCGTGTGTTTCTATCTGATTTATCGACACCACTATTGAATTGACTATATGAAAAACCAAGTCTTCCCCAGAATCCTTGTTCCCAAGAGTCTTTATTAAATCCAAAGTCTTCTATGAATATACCGGTTGTTCCATCATAAATTGTATTCTCTACAAGATTACGATTCATTCTTACATATACATCACTTTGCTTGGGTTCTCCTTGTGCTTTGTGAGTATAATCAAAACCAACCGCTTCTTCATACGGAAATTGTATGGGAGACCAATTATCATATTTCTGTGATGGATTTATCTTATAAACCACATCAGCTTCCCTTCCATCGGGTGGGTCATCTGTATCATTTAGATTACCTTTATTCAGTGGTGTATGCAATCCTTCAAATACAAAATGATTACCATCAAAAATGAGTTGTGGATTATCTGCTCCAAGATATTGTTTGTTGATTAGTTTTTGGAGTTCGGGATCAATAGTATCTATATCTTCTGTGAATATGGATAATGGGTTTGTATTGGATTTTGGGTCGGCTACATCGGGGAAGGTTCTTCCAAATTGAGTGAGTGTTCCATTAAATTCAGCGGGTGCGTGTGCTTCTGTGTTTGGATATGGATTATTGAATGAATCATTCGGTATACCCGTTGTTAAATTTATCATAGATGTTCCCCAAGCATTCCAATGTCGATCGAATCCAAACTTGTTATATTGTTGAAATACATCATTACCAGCTTGATTTTGATGTCTGAATATCTGTGGGGGTAATCCCATATTGTTTGTATTTGTTCCATCATCTAATTGTATTTCACGACCTTGCAACATACAAGGATAGATCACAACTGAATTCGATACTGGATCTTTACCAAAACAACCATACGTCAATTTGGGTTTGGGTGTTTGAGATATATTGTAATCGGGATGGTTATTGTAATCTACTGGATCAAAATCTGAACCATAAGGATTATCAAAGTAAGTATCTTTGTAATCAGGATCATAATAGAAAAAGAAGGGTTTCGATCTCATAAATAGTTCGTTCAAGGCTCTTGTTGGTAATTGTGGATTTGTTGGGTCGCCACCACGCCAATCATAATAACTACAACCCAAAGATATATATTCAGCCCATTCTTCTATATCTGTAGCATATTTATTGAAGTTTATATCACTTCCCACTAAATTGTTGTAATATTGATATTCATTATCGTTGATATGAAAAAATCTGGCGTTATTTACATTTATGTATGGTTCAGCATTAGTTCTCATATATATATTTTCAAATGGAGCAATTGGTAAACCGGGTGTTCCGTCTGGAATTGGTACTCCGTATCGTTGTTTCTCTATTAAAAATATATTGTGCGGTGAGAACAATTCAGGATATTTTGCTTGACTATCGATAAAGTTTTTCAATTTAGTTAAGTTGGTTTGGTTATATTCAAAATCATACAATATGATTCCGTGTCTATGGGATTCATCTTCGGTTATACCTTGTTCTATTGGTGTTTCAGGTGTAAACGCTTTGAAACCAAATATATCGTTCAGTTCTGAACCCGTTTCATATATCTCGGGTCTCTTACAACCAATATATTGATATGATTTATAGTAATCATTTATTTCGTCTTTGTCATTATTGTTGTTTGCTTTTACATTACCCAATTGATCTATCGTCAATTGTGTCGGGCCGTTTTCTCCGAAGTTTGCACCGGGATTTGGGGTTTCATTATTAAGACAAGTATTATAATTGTCTTGGGTATTTAAATAGTCATTTGACGAGTTAAATGGTTTATATGTATTCGACTTTAATACTTTACTGGATTTTTGCACCAAATTACTCGCAGTAAAAAGCCCCCCGTGATCGGCACGAACTAAATATTCTTCATCTTCTATTTCTTCCGATTGTTGTAATTGTTTCGATATTTCTTCCGCTACATAATTGGCTGAACTGAAACCCGGTTCTACTTCTAAATCTATTTTCTCTCGTATAATCTTATAATCAAACCATTCGGGATCTCGTGCGTAATATGGTGGGTAAGATGAAGGAAAGAATGGTGGTACATCATCAAACTGCGATTTTATTGTCTCTCGGGTTAATATTGTATTTGTCTTACCCATAATTGTGTATCTTGAATTATCATTTTTGGTTTTCCACAATCTCACCCTTCCTTTTGCGTTTATATTTTGAGCATCACCCGATATATGTAGTTCGCCAATATAATCTTCATCTATCAACCCATACTTCTCATAGTTTTCTCTAAAAACAGCAACTCCCAAATTGTTAGTATCAAACAAAATCGCATCTTCTCTGTTGAGTCTTCCTTTACCCGTTGAATCAAACTCAAACCATTTATCATAATCGGGATCAGTTGGAGTCGGGGCTATGAATCGTCTCGGTAATTGATAGTACGACAAACAATCTGCATTCTTATAGTAATTGATGATTACAGATGCTTTGTTGTCTTGTAAATCAACAACTTCTTCTTGTTTGGTAATTATCTCTTGATATACTGGAATTATGAATGTATCACGATGAAATATGGGTTGAGATCTTCTTTGTTCCAAGGTTGTATAAGTTATGGTTTTCTGTTTATCAAGTTTCACACCTTTGAATTCAACTGAATCGGGAGTTGCACTTCCCCTTTCAGCTACAAATGAATTGTATACAGAAACTCGATCACCCGGATTCAATCGAATGGTATTATTGAAATCATTCGTCCAAGTAGAGTTCAAACCATCATCCGTTTTTGTTTTTGCTGATTCACGATCACAAGTAACTAAAATGGTTTCCGTGTAAGGTTCGGTCATTATATACATTAGAGAATATTATATTTTCAAGTGTTTATCCCAAGGATTTTCAATAGTGCGTTTTTTTACTAAAATAAAAATCTATGTTAAGGTATAATGAAACATAAAGCAGATTTGAAGAGAGATTTGAAAATCGGTGAAATCGGTGAAAAGAAGGTACATCCATTCTTGGAATCCAAGTTCAATCAAGCCATTGTGAATAACAACGATGAAGACAAGTTTGCAAACTTTGATTTTAGAAATGAAACATCCGATCTTTGGATCGAACACAAAGAAAGATATAGATACAAATCAACGGGTTTGAATACATACTATTTCGATGAAGTCAAATTGAATCGATTTAGAAAACTTAAAGAAGAGAACCCGAATGTTCGGGGGTTTATTGTATGGACGTTTCAAGATTGTCGAAAGATATGGGAAGTTGATTTAGATGATACACACGATGATGGTGAAACATTAAAATGGTATATCGAGCCACAACATAGAGATTTTGGTAAAGGTTATAAACAACATAGAGAAGTCGTCAATGTATTTGCGGATGAAACAATGTTGTTTGATGATTTTGAGTTCAACTAAATGAAACAACAAAACTACCCGAATGAATCTTAAGTTGTTGATCTTTCATTTTGTATTTCCGTTTCTTTTCTAATTCTTCCTTTTTCTTATGTGAAATATAAGGAGTAATCTTTGTTTTGTTTCCGTGTTGTTTGTTCCAAGATTCAACCGCCTTACGTACAGAGAGTATATCCCCATATTTAGCTATATAATACAAATCATCGATGATTTCTTGTTCTGTATCATAATCACTATATTTCAAGTTATAATCGTTATTTGCATAGTGGAGTATCTTCTTGGATAGAAATATAATCTTATCTTTCTCTTTACTGGTTAATCGTTTATTGGGATTTTCAGATGTGAGATACAATCGTAAATCCATCAACACTTCAAGATTATAGTGATTGGTTGGAAATGAATATTGCATCCATTTCTTGAAGAAACCATAAATCTTGGTTTGGATGTCGTGTTTGGTGTCATCCTTCGAGTAAACGATGGGAAGTGAAAGTTCACTACAAATATCAATCAAGTCATTTTTCGTAAATGATTTGTGGATAGTAAAAGACATATATATATAAGTAAAGAAAAAAATTAGAGTGATTTGATGTATCGCTTGTGTTTGTCGATATTATTTTGGAGTTTGGATATGTATTCGGCTTCTTCTTGTTTCTTCCAGTTATGGAGTCTCAATTCTTCGTGTCCGGGTCTTGCTTTATCTACAACTTCTTTCATAGATTGAATTACTTCATCATTCGTGTATGCTCGTTTGATGATTCTGTCAGTAATTGGATTTCTAATGGCTACAAGGGGGAGATTCTTATTTACTTTATCATAGTATTTATCCATAGTCTTATCGAATAATTCATCGGAATATTCATCCAGTTCACAATATTTATCTTCATCAAGTAGTTCTTCATATTCTCCAAGGTATGATTTAACAAGGTTATTCGTTTTGTTTCTGATTGATTTCCATTCTGTTTGTAGTTCATCAAAGTTGTTTATCTTTCGAATCGATTGTCCCCATTGTTTGATCTTGGGTACAAAATCATCCACAAGTTTCTTAAAGTTGATTTCAACATCTTCGGCTGTTTGTGATTTGGGAACAATCGCCTTTTCAATTCTTTCTTCCATCGATAGTTCCATAGTTTGTTTTTCTTCAATTCTTTCTTGTTCTTGTTCCTTTCTATTCGATGCAAACATCATCAAGTTATACATAGTTAAATCAGACCCTTTTAATTCTTTGGGGTCTTTCACCATTCGTTTCTTCCACCGACACTTTTGGACGGCGAGTTGTTTCTTATCGTTTCCATAATATTGTTCCAAAAATTGGTTGATCGTAATTTCGAGTTGAGAGTTCATTGTTATACTATAACATAGAAAATAATCTTTAAGTCAATTTCAGAACTGAAATCTTGGAATCTCAATTGAGTGAATAGAATCCAGTTTGATCGACGGAATACGTGAATGTTTCATTTTCACAATTATCTATCTCTTCACTTGAACTTTCAGAAGTGAAATCTTCTTCGGATACTTCACCATCATATAAATGACTTACATATTCATAGAGTTCTTTAACAAACTTATATGTATCCTTATCAATCTTTTCGGGTAAATGTTCTTCTACAAATTGGATGACGGGATCGTAATTATGACTCATTATACTTTAACATAGATTTTTTTATTCCAAAAATAACAAGTCCTTTGGAAGGTTCATTTTATAACAGAAGAAAAACGATGCATAAGGGGGTGAATAGTTCTTATGAATACTATTTAGATGTCTAAACTTGATTCTATTATATGGAACGATGATTTGCAAGTGTTCTTTAAAATCTTCCTGAAAACACTTATAACATAGTAACACAGATGGAGCAACCAATATGAATGGTTTATCCAGTTCTTTCAATCGTTTCAATATCTCTTTCTTTTTACTAAAGGGTGGATTATCTATTATAACATCACATTCGGGAGTATATGAAAAAAAATCTCTATCTTCGTGGATTATATCGATACCCATATCTTTGAAGTACTCTTTCTGTTTTCCATCACAATAGAAGGGAGACCATATTACTTTATCTTTTGGTATATACTCTTTAATTCTAAACCAGTCTTCTTTATTAGTTATATAATTATCACTATCCTTATCCGTTGTAAAACTCATATACTTTACACTATATTTTATTTTGGTGGATTCAGCCTTGTGATTTCAATATTCTGTTTATACTTATAATTCGACCATTTCTTATCGGGTTTGCGTCCAATATGAATATTCGATACAATGTGATATGATATACCCAGTTCGTCAGCTATGTCCTTTAACGATTGATAATTGTTTTGATGAATCACTTGCCCGTTGTGGCCCATTGTAATCTTACAATTATAAATACAAGTCTTGGATTTCATTCTATACTTTACATAAGATAATTATTTTAAGTAATTAAACGATATTTCAAAATCTTGGATTATGCGTTAATATACTTAAAATAAAAATGTTTGTATAGAATATAATGAGTGCAACAAAAATGTCTGATATAACATACGGGATGAATATTCAAACTTTCTATGATAAGATCGTAGCTGAATTGAAACAACCCATTTACCGACATATACAAGTTAATTTGAAAAATGGAAAGAAGATTCCATTCGATGAAAAAAACAATATGACTATCGATGAAATTAAACACAATATCGGACAACCTTCAAGAAATACTTTAAGTTTGTATGTCAAACACGTACCCGATTTATATGTGATTGATTTTGATACAAAACAATTGGGTGGATGTGACTTATATTACAAATTATTACAAGAAAATGTTGCAAGAACAGAAACTACCAAAGGTCATCATTTTTATGTATACATCAAAGGAATTAAACAATATACCAATCAACAAAAGGTCTATAAGGGAAATAGATATGATATGGACTTGATTAAGAAGAACAATATATGGGAAACCAAATCGAGAACTATCCAAGGATCTATCAAAACTTATTCTTGGGATGATTTACAAGAGTTTTTTGATGTATCTAAAATGGGATTTTCTGAAGATGTTTCTCCACCCATTTCTCCACCACAAAGTGAAGACGACAACACGTCTATTGAAGATGAAGAACAAAATGAATGTCAAGACGATGAAGTTGAAATCAAGGTACTACCCTTACCCAAATGTGAATTAGAACAATTCAAGGAACATTTGAATAGTTTCAAACCGAGATATGATTATGATAGTTGGTTGAAGATTGGGATGATTTGTTACAATAATTTTGATGGTTCGAATGTTGGATTGAATCTATGGAATGAATACAGTAAAGATGATGAAGAAGGTTATGAAGGTAAGAAGAAACTTCGTGAGAAATATTTGACCTTTAACGGAGATGGAAACAAACTATCTTACAAACAATTTATACGATGGTCTATCATTGATTTCCCACCCAAGAACAAATATGAATCTTGGTACAAGACAAACACATTCATCGAAGAAATGAATAAGGAATGTATGTATTATACTGCAACTGGTGATATATTGTATTTCTCAAACAAGATATTCATCAGAAACAAACCAGCTATCGCCAAACAATATTACAAATCTTATAGTTTTGAAATAGAAGTAGATAAAAAAACAAAAAAGATCAATCCTTTCGATGTTTGGTTGGAAAGTATTGATCGTAAGAATGTCGATCGAATTGTTTTCAATCCAAAGGATGATTGTGATGATAATGAGTTTAATATATGGAAAGGATTTGCATACAAACAAACAGATGATTGTGATGTTACAAAAATCCAGAAATGGTTAGATCACATTAAATCGATTTGGGCGGATGATGATGAAACAACATTCGAGTATATCTTGAATTGGTTTGCCCGTATACTTCAACAACCTTGGAAGAAGAATAACATTTGTTTGGTACTTCATTCCATTGAAGGTGTGGGTAAATCATTCATCTTGGATATGATTGGTAAGATTATTGGAAAAGATTACTATTATTCTACATCCAGTTTGAAACATATACTGGGAGATTTTAATGGAGATGCGGAAGGTAAGATATTAGTGAATCTCAATGAAACGAATTGGGGTGGTGACAAAAAGATGGTGGGAGCATTCAAAGAGTTTATTACAGATAATAGTATTGTTATAAATAAGAAAGGTATACAATCATATACCATTGATAATTATGCAAATACAATCATCACTACAAATGAAGAATGGATTGTGAATATCAATAATGGAGACAGACGATTCAATCTACGTGAATGTAAGAATGAGAAATATAGTCGTGACTACTATGAAGAAATTAGTAAAACACCACTTCAAGAAATAGCGAATTATTTGTATTCGAGAGATATAACTCACTATGATCCACGGGATTTCGTGAAATCAGAATTGCATAAATTACAAGTTGAGAAGAATATGGATTCAATTGAAGTCTTTTGGAAGAATGTAATCGAAGGAGATATACAAATCTTTTGGGATGATAATGATGATGAAATCGACGAAGAAGATGATTGGGGAAATTGTATTCGAGAAAAGAGATGGTTATATAAGAAGTATTGTGAAAAGATACAAGGTACACACGAAGTTAAATACAACAACGTCCATTTCTGGAGAAAGGTTCGTAAGCTGTGTCCGTCTATGAAAATCATCAATTCAAAGATCAAGGATAAACCATCGAAATACAAATTACCCAAGTTTGAAATTGCTATGAAAGAATGGGAACAATATTCTGGGTAAGTTGGTAAGAAAGGGGGGTAAAAACTCGCCATTTTACCCTTACAAATATGAGAATCTATTTTTTATTGAACTCCGTTTTTTACTTACCTTACTTACCTTACTTACCTTTAATAATAATAATAATAATAATAATAATAAAACATAGACGCAAACCGTCTATATTGTGATGACAATCGAATATTTTTGGATTTCATTTTTGGGGTAAGTAAAAAAAGTTACTTACCCAATCAGTATTTACTTACCTTCCCATTTTTTTTTCTATATCCCGAAGTCATTTTCTTGACCTTGGGTTTTGTTTTTGTTTTTGTACCTTTTGGTTTCTTTGATTCCTTTGTTTCAAAGACATCTTTCTGTTTATAGTTATTACTCGTTTTGGGTGGAATCTTAACCGGTTCATCAAATCTATCCATTGTATATTTATTTAAATATATTATTTTTTTTTATATTAATAATTTTAATATTTCTAACTATATAAATGTCGTTAGTTATTCTCTCCAATGATGCGAAAGAGCAGACGGATCTTGTTTCAACAGTTCAGAGTATTTACAAACCTTGGTCGTTTCGTAATTCCTTGTCTTCGACTATGGAAATACCCGCCAACGCACAAATAGCACTAACAAGTGCGAAGATTTCACTTGACGGACAGATTAGTTTAGCTGCTGGTGAGAAGTTATTGTATGTCTATATTGGTAGAGTTCTTACGGGAGATCAAACTATACAGAACTCTAATTCATATCCAATCAAAGTCAAGTTATTTGAAGATCAACCCGGTATTGTTGTAACAGACACAAAAGGTCTCGCAGATGAAACTCAAAAAGCCTTAAACAAGTTTATCACTCACCCCCATTATGCAAAACGAACTGTTGTAAGTACCAATCGTAATGCTACAACGGGTGAGTTCGAAGGATATAAGTTTGAGTTGAAACAAACAAGTAGTTCGGAAGGTCTTCTTCCATCGGGTCCGGGTTCGGTTGATATGATTGCGGCTTCCAGAGATTTATTTTCATTACGAGCAAGAGCAACTCCACTATTGAGAAGATATACTATTACAGCTTCCGCCAATAATGGTGTTACGTTAACTCCACTCGCTAATAATGTATTCACCAATCATCTTATAGCAACTACATTCGAACCAACGGTTGATACTCCACCCATTTCTTTGACTGGTGGAAGTGTTACTTTTGATTTATCCAAATGTATTGGAAATATCCCTCCAGGGGGTGTGTCTAATCTTAACTCTGATTTCATTTGTGGTCTATCAAGATATTGTACGCAAGGACAAAGAGCCGCTAATAATCGTATCGGCCCAGCATATTATTATTGGGGTCATTCAGCTCATACAGCACCCGGAGAACCAATGAATAAACTTGGGCGTTGTTTTGCTGATTTTGTATTAGTCAATAGTGGTGGTGAATTAAGATTATATGATACAGCTACTTATGGAGTAGCGGCTCGTCAAGGTGCTGGTGGAAATAGAAGATCACCAAGATGGCGTGAAATAGACTACACACAAGGGGGAACTCAAGCACCCCCTTTCAATACATTATATAATACAACAACCAACAACGGACGATTTGAAAAAGTAAAATTTACAACTACGGGAGAACAAATTAAGATTGAACTCATTGACACTGGCGGGAATACTTCTACATTATATTCATATAGTCAATTACGACGAGATGGTGTTACTCCAAGATCATTGGGTGAAAACTTCAAACCCATCGATCAAGGTTGTGAATCATTAGTACCGGTTATGGGATTATATATTGAAGGATTATCTGGTACTGGAAATAATCCACAAGACTATTCTATAACATTAGAACGATATACTTGTGTTGATTTAACTGATATCCCCAATGTAGTATATACCACTGATTTCGCAACATATGAAGCCGACCCACTAAATACAATTATCCCTTGGTTCAATCGTGTAGAACAAGAACTGGGTCCGGGAAGTTCTGATATAATAAAATCAATCGATAATCGTGCTTTACGATTAACTGATCCACCATATGGTGGAATGTCGGTTAACGATCAATTTACGGGATGTTGGCAGCCAGTGATTTTAACATCACCATCACCAATATACGCTCACGCACAAGGAGCAAACACAATGAGATTGTATGGATTTTCAGAACTTAATGGTATAGCTGCTGGTATTCCCCCGTGGATTGATGAAGGTGAAGATGCTGACGACCAATTTGTCTATTCATTAGTATCTGCTGAAACCCCAACAGCCTTATCATCGAAATCAATCTTTGTAAGAGTAGACAATTTCAATCAAACAAGTACCAATGCAGCCAATGGAAATAAGTCTGGTATAATCGCTCACTTACCAAGATTCGACGGACAACAACAAACGGGTCGATTGTTCTTCGAACCCAAGAATCTTATTTATCTTGATTTGGATAACCCAGCACCAATGAAGATTAACTCGTTCGATATATCCTTTGTATATAGTGATGAGACGTATTGCACGTCTCTTGTGGGTTCATCGATAGTAACTCTCCACATAAGAAAGAAGGGATCGACTGACTAATTATAGAATCATAATTTCGTTTTTAACTATTTTTGACAATCATTTGACTATTTTTTTGACAATTTATAGTCAAAATTAAAATCTTTACAAGAAATATAATGAATAGTTTATTGAATATGAAGATTGTAAATGATAAACCCGCACCTTCGGAGATTTCAGAACTGAAATCTAATGTAGTTGTCGATGAAGAAACCCAAGAAGAAGATCCCAATTTTGTTTATGAAGAAGATGAACCCAACATCAAAGAAGTTATTTCAGAACTGAAATCAGAAGAACCAAAAAAGAAATCTTTGTTGAATGTTGTAAAGAAACCACCCATCGTGAAAGAAGCAATCTTCGATGACAAACCCAAGAAGAAGAAATGGAGTGAAGAGAAGAAAAAGAAAAAATCGAAAGAACCAGAAACTAACTTGGAGATGGGTATGACACAAGAAGAGATCGATAGTTATGCACCCGAAGAAGGTTTCAAAGAAGAATCAGATGATGAACCGATTATTCCAGAAACTAAAGATGTGGGTGGATTAGATCAAGAACCTGAACCAGTTGTTGAACCAGTTGTGAAGAAACGTAAACCAAAGAAACCAATGACAGAAGAACACAAGAGAAAGGTACAAGAAGGATTGAAAAAAGCACGTGAAACTCGTAAGCGGAATGCCGAGTTGAGACGACAAAAGGGAATCAAAACTAAAACTGAATTGAAGAAAGAAAAGAAACAATTACAAATGAAATTGTTAGAACAAGAACACGCAGAACTTGAAAAACAAAAGAAACAATTAAAACCAGAACCAGAACCAGAACCAGAACCAGTGAAATCTGAACCCATACCAATAGAAAAACCAAAGAGAGATTATATCACTCGAGAAGATTTAGAACAAGCTCAACTCAACACCCTTGCAACTTACGAGATGATGAGAAAGAAACGAAAAGAAGAGAAACGTAAACAACAAGCGATCAAGGAATATCAAGACAACTTAAAGGAAACCATAAATAATATTAACCAACCCAATATGGGATGGTTGAAAGGTGCTAAAAAATACGGGCGTTATTTGTAAAATTAAAATAATGTATTACTATATATATAATGGATGCTCCAAAAATGAAGAAGAAGGACAAAATGAAGGTACCGACCATATTGAAGGTGAAGGATGTAGATAGTGATGATCGTTTTGATAATATACATCCCAATCTTCCACAGATGCCTTGTTTAGCATTACTCATTGGTTCTGTTAGATCCGGAAAGAGTAATCTACTCGTTAATTTCTTTATGAATGAAGACTTCTACAAAGGTGTATTCGATAATGTTAGATTCATATCCAACACTTTACATACCGATAATAAGGGTGTTCTATTAGCAAAACATTTTGATTGCTACGACCACTATGAAGATAGTATGATAGATGGAATCATCAAAGAACAATCTCAATATGAACGAGATGATAGACCATCATATGCGTTGATTGCTGATGATATATTGACACAAGATTTCAGTAAATCGAATGCTTTATCTTATTTCGCCACCAGATTCCGTCATTTCATAGATTTCTTTTGTATCTCAACTCAATCCTTTCGAGCTGTGAGTGGATTAATTAGAAACAATGCAAATGCTGTGTTTATCTTGAGACAACAAAACAAAATGGAATTGGATAAGATAGCGGAAGAATATGCTGGGATGGTTGGCGGACACGATAATTTTATGAAACACTACAAAGATATTCATAAAGAGAAATACAGTGTGATGTACCTTGATTTACAATCGAACCCGGCTCGTATACTACGAAACTTTGAAGAAGTTGTTTGGGAAGGAGATGATAAGGATAGATCAGATTTAGAATAAATATTTCAGTTGTGAAATAATTATATACATAACACTATAAATGGTGAAGGTTATATATGAAGGTAAAGAATATAACATACCCGATAGATATTTAGCCAATCTAAAAGGAGCGGAAAGAAGAAAACAAATCAAGTCGATTGTTGAAAAGAAAAAGAGACCCAAAACATCCTTCAAGTCCAAAGAATCATCTTGGACTACAAAGTTCAATAAAAAGTATGGGGATGAGTTAGATAAGATGAAAGGGGGTAGAAGTAAAAAGAATATTGCAAAAATTACGGGTATACCATACAAAGCAATAAATGAAGTATTTAAGAAAGGTGAAGGAGCTTATTACAGTGCTGGATCAAGACCCAATCAAACTCCACAATCTTGGGCGTATGCTCGTGTGTACTCTTACATCCTTGGTGGTAAAGCGAGACAAATCGATAAGGAAGTAACCAAGAAATACAAGGTCAAGTTTCCGAAATAACGTTTTTTCTTGAGTTCTTCAAGTTGTTGTTTCAATGATTCGTTTTCTTCAACTAACAAATCATATTCAACTTGTTTCTCTCTCAAATCATCAATCATATTACTCATATCATATATAATCGAATGGAAGATTTTCAATGGTTTTTCGTTCATCATTTCTTTGTTATACTCTAACATAGATATTTATTTCTTAAGTATAGACGCATTTCAAGATTTTTTTGTATAGTTGTTTTTAAATGTTCGTGATAGTATAAATTATGGATATAGTATTTCAACCCGAGATCCAAGCGAAGATGTTGGCGTCTCGTCGTAAAGAAGCAGTAGAAGCATACAATCAACAAGTTCAAGCAATACGTCAAAGTATTACGAATGCGGGTGCAAGTGCTAAATTACGTTTAGAAGAAGAAGCCCAACAGAAAGAGTTTCAAGATTCGGTTCTTGGGGCGTTCACTTTGAAAGGATCTATAACCGATATTAAATCGAATCTCCGTAGTTTGAAAGCGGGTAAAATAGCGGAGTCGATTAAATCTGAATTATCAGCTGGTTTAGATGCAATCAAAGAAGGAAAGAAGGTTGAAGAAGTGGGTAAAGAAATAGCAGAAAAAACTGGTAAATCTCTTGAGAAAGCAACTGGTTTAGCACCAGAACTTATTGAGAAAACTGGATTGAAAAAACAGATTGGGAAAGGTGTATCTCGAATAGCCGCATCAGAGAAGTTTGGAAAGATTGCTCTTGCTGGTGAAAAAGGATTAGCTCATATCGGACCAGTAGCAAATATAAGTTTGGGTGTGTACGATATAGCGAAAGATTTACAAGGCGGACAACAAGGTTGGGATAAGATGAATGAGTTCGAACAAGCGGCTGATCTTACACAGATTGGTGCTGGTGTTTCAGATGCAATCGGTCTTGTATTTCCCCCAGCATTACTTGTGGGTGCTGGTTTGGGTGCTGTATCCAGTTTCTTGGATGTTGCTGGAGCAGAAGAAGAAGAAGAACAAAAAACAGAGAAACAAGAAGAAGCAACCAAAGAAGAAGTAGAACGGGTTGAGTTTAAGAAACCCGAACCTGTGAAGGTAGAACAAATCCAAGCCAAAGCACGGGGATAATTGTTTTTTTTCAGTTCTGAAATATTTTGTTTGATAAAGTATAAAATGCCTTATCATACCGGAAAGATGAGTGATAAACCGAAGAGCGGAAAGATGACTGGAAAGATGAGTGACAAGCAAAAGAGTGATTTGAAGAAACATATGGATAAACACAAGGATTTAAAAGATTTATCTCCAAGTCAATTGAAATCTCATAGAATGAAGATGATGGTTCGAATGAGAAAAGGAATGTCGATCAAGAAAGCCCATTCTGACATAATGGGATAAGTATTTAAGAATTAAAATCTATGTTATAATATAAGAATGGAAATGACGGACGAACAGATTACTCGAATGTTAGAAAGGTACAAGAAAGGTCTTGAAATCAAGAAACAACAGTATCACGATGTCAAGAAACACGATCCAGAGTTTGTAGCTCGAAATCGAGAACGTGCAAGATTACATTATGAAAACAATAAAGAAAAGAAGAAACAAAACTATGAAAAGAATAAGGAGAGAAACAAACTTCTTAATTTGTTTAACTATTACAAGAAAAAGGATATGCTTGATAAACTTCAAGACAAGTATCCAGAAAAATATAAACAATTACAAGATATGGGTAAGATCGAATCTTAACCGAAATGACTTGTAATCTTATTTTTAATATCTTCAATATCCTTACAATCTAAAATACAAGATGATGTATCTTTGGTTGTAAAATGTAATTTGACATATTCGGGGTCGTGTAAACGTTCCCAATCTTTATCTTCTAAATCATATTTAAGTTCTTCCAGTAAATCTTCTAATTCTGCTTCACAATCAATCTCACCTTGAATAACCCACTGTTCCACTTTCCAATATTGGCGTGGTTCTTCCGCTTCGAGTGGTTTCTCGGAATCAGTCATTTATACTCTATCAAACAAAAAAAAGAAATAACAAAATTAATTGAAAAACTTAAGGTTTGTCATTTTCGGGTTCTGGTAATGGTTCATCGACATATTCAAGTTCTGTTTTTGGTTTGGATTTGGTTTTAGAAAGTGTTTTCGATGTAGTTGGAACTAAACTCTCCCCTTCATCTTTCTCTTCTTGATTATCTTCTTTCTCTTCTTGTTTCTCTTCTTCAGTTAGAGTTTCAATTGGTGGTGGTTCTCGACTACAATCAAAGATATAACACTTATCACTTAATCCAACTCTGCATCTACACAAACAACGACTCTTCCATATAATTGTAAGTAATCCACCCAAAGCCCCAAGAATCAAAGCGGTTGATCCCGCTAACTGGTCTATTGTAAAGTTTTCAAGTATTCTTCCACCCATTTATATCATATAGAAGATGTTTTTTTTTCTTTTTATTTTTCATACATTTTTTATGTTTCTAATAGTATAAAATGAGTTATTGGGCTGCTGATTCTGTCGTACAAATTGGTGAAGAGCAAGTTGAAATCCCTGCAGAACGGGGACTATCTTATGAAGTCAGTTCTGTGTCTCGTAAGGTTGTATTTCAAGTTCCCCAGTCGATTGGATTCTTCTCCGGTAAGGATTCATACCTTACTTGGGATATGAAAATCAAGTCTACATCAGCAAGAAAGACTCGTCTTCAACTTGATCCAGCTGGTTGCGGTATGTGTGTTGAAACTTGTCGAATTATGTGTAATGGTGTTGTTCTTGAAGAGATTACGGATTGTAATCAGTTAGTAGCAATGAAATATGATTATGAGAAAGATCAATCCCTTCAAAAGCATCGCGCAGTTATGGAAGGAGCAACGGCACACAATATGATTTGTGCGGGTACTCGTGGTTCATCTAAATCTGATATGTGTGATACACAAACCAATCCTTGGTTCAAACAATTAGACGACGCTCAACCAGCAGATGATTACGATCAAGCAACTGATGGTTTATCTGTCAAGTGTTGTGTCCCAATGTTCTATTCTGGTATTTTCTCGGATGGTGTTTTCCCAGTTATGCTATTAGAAAATGGTTTGACTGTTGAACTTGATCTTGCGCCAGCACCTTCGGTTGTTCGTCAATTAGATAGTGTTGTAATGAATCGTCGTAGAACTCTAAACCCAGTCTTCCAAGGTACGAATCCGGGTGGAGCTGCTTGGGGGAATACCGCTGGTGCGGCTGATGTCCCAGTTGATGCGGTCTATTTAAAACTTGCGAATAATTGTGATACTATCTCCAAATGTCCTTTCGTAAAGGGAGAACATATTGGATTTGTAGAACTATTAGACCCAGCGGCTGAACCAGTTATATTCGAAAGAGCGGCTGCTCCGGGAGTAGCAGTTCCATCTCTACAGATTACTGATATTGAAATTGATGGTGGATTAGTCAAACTATCCTTCGATGCGGCCTTGAATAGACGTGCGGCTGGTGCTGGTGGTCGTGATATTACATCGGATGATTTCTCAGTTGTGTCTCTATCCGCTCAACTTGACTCTGGATATGATGTTAAGTATCAAGTAGACAATCTCAACCTTGTGGTTCATAAATTAGAACTGGAACAAGAACAAGTTCGATCTATGCTCCAAGAAGTCCGTGAAGGTTCGAGTGTTGAGTTTGATATTCATTCCTTCACTAACTACAAGAGTAGTATGTTGAAATCGGATCGTCAAGGAACAATTCGAATCAACGCAAAGAATGAAAGAGCGAAGGCACTACTAACAATTCCCACAGATAGTACTATCTATCAACCGGGTGATTTAGTATCTTCTAAAGATACGTATGAAGTTACAAGAGATGATATGGATATACGATTAACCAGTCATCGCCCGGGTATTTCTGGATGTTGTGATTTCTTATCTGAATACCAGCTTCAAATCTCGGGTGTGAATGTTCCATCTCGTCCTGTGTCTACAAGAAAGATTGCAACACGTAAATCGATTGATAGTTTCTTCTTGTTCGAACTTGAGAAAGCATTGGCGAATAGTCATATTCAACCCAAATCATTCTCCAAGTTTATGGAAAACTTTGTCATCGGAAGAAGTTTCGGAACATCATCGGGTGTTATGGATTTGAGAAATGAAGATCTAACACTCCAACTTCGTTATGGTGAAACAACAGAACCAACCAAGGATAAGATGTTCTCATCATTTGTAAGCCATATTCGTCGCCTTCGTATCAAGGATGGATATTGTCAAGTGGATATCTAAATATTTCAGAACTGAAATCTAAAATAAAAGTTTTTTTAAGATAGTTATTTTTAATGTTTCATACAATATAAATATGAGTCGTTATATTCAAGTCCGTGCGAATAATGTGTCGTCAGATCAAAAGATTAGTTTTAAATCTGGTTTCCCAGTTGTTTCATTCACTATCCCAAGTCAAAATGCTATGCTTGACCCACGAAGCATTCGAATCAATGGTCGTCTTGTAGTCTACAAGAATGCAACACCACCACACAATGGTGCTGGTGGATTTAGTGGTTCTCCCGTTTATACAGATGATGCACCGGGAGATCAAGTATCTATGGATAATCGTTTGGGTATCTATGCTGTTATGGATGAGTTTATTGTAAGACACGATAAATCCAAACAGATATGCGAATCTATTAAGAACTACAATCGATATATGCAGTCGTACCTTGGACTTACCAGTTCCGAACAAGACCTTGTGGGACATATGAATCAGTCTGCTCTTATCCAACCCAACGCAGAAGCTATGTTCCGTAATGTAGTAGCCAATGGAACCGATCCCGGTGGTAATAGCGATAATGTTATCCCCAAGAGTTTCTCGGTGGTTACTCCATCTGGTTTCACTCGTGGTGGTTCTCAAGTCAATCTAATGACGAATAGTTTCGGTGCTGTAACTGTTGAGATTCGACTATCTCCCGACGCGAATTGTTTATTCAGTCGTTCGGGTGATTTAACCAATACAGCGAACGCATTCTATGAATTAAGTGATTTATCTCTATCGTGTGAAGTTATGGATATTCCAGCAGAACAATTGTCCGTTCTATCAGCTCAAACATCGGGTTCGTACACGTTCAACACAATTACATCTCTATACACTACAATCAACTCGACAAACGCACAGATACAGTATGCTCTTGGTCTAAAACATCTCCAATCAGCATTTATGAACTTCTGTCCGTCATCTCACATCAATACATTACAGCATAATGGTCTTGCTATTACGATGCCTTCAAACTCTGGTGCTGGAGCGCCATTAGCGGAAATCAAAACTCTTCAATTCTTAAAGGGTGGTATGAATTATCCAGCTCATTACACAATTCGTGATAATTCAGAAATTACTGGAAATGATACATCGAATCAAGGTAAGTTTGTTGTGGGTGATCCACAAGTAGCCAAGATGTATTACGATTCAGTTGTCCCAGAACAGCAAGTCGATAGAACAAGTATCAGTCCCGAAAACTTCTCAAGGAACTATGCTATGCTTGTCGATGGAACTGCTCCCACATCATACAAACAAGTATATGATGGTGGTTCTCTCTTTGGTCTTGGTGTAAGATACAGTCAGTACAACCAAGGAGAAGATTTCAGTTCAGAACAATTTGGAGTTGCACTTGAAACCACACTTACAACTGATAATCCGGTTTCTGTGTTCTTATACTTCAAGAGTAAAGCAACTCTACTCTTCGATAGTTCATCCGTCCAGTTGATCCACTAATTATTTCAGAACTGAAATAATCAAACAAAACAATTTATAAAATCATATTAGAATAATCTTTTTCATTTATCGACACTTTTGATTCTGAATTACAATAAATATTTCAGAACTGAAATCACTTATGAATCACAATTGGTTCATCATTATTTTCCCGATACACTCGAATACAACCACCAAAGAACCAACAGCAAACACATCTCAACATATATTATGTATTAGATATTATTCTTGAAACAAACTGAATATCAATTCTTCGGGTATTCTGTATCTTTCTTGTTGTGATGTTCCTTTTCCCTTGGATGCTTTCAATCTTTCAGTATTCCCAAGATTAGATTTATGTAATCTTCCAACCATATTACCACAAGATCCAGAACCATCGCATAGTCGATTATTCCAATCTTGTTTATTCGTCCATATACGTGTACGTTTTCTATATCCCCAATCGGAATACATACAATAATCAACAACATAGTTGGGTTTATCTTTCATAATGGGTCTATCTTTCATTTTGCTTGTAGCTGGATTTTCAACAAACCATAACTCTGGATTGAAGTAATCGATGATTTCAAATGTCTTTTCAACTAATCTATCATCTTGTTTCATTTCTTGATTTTGAATTTCTTTTGTATATATTTGACCTTTTCTCATACGACCCAACCAAGCATCTTGAAGTTTTGAATAATTAGTGCAAGGTGGTGAAGCCCAAACAATATCGAAATGATCCTTTGGATATTGTTTGTAATCAAACTCCATAATGTCTACTTGATGATCTGCTGGTAATAACATATCAACACTTACAACATTCCATCCCAATTGTTTGCAGACTTTACCAACCGAACCAGTTCCAGAAAATAATTCTAATACATTTATCATTATGTATTATAAAAGAAAAAAAAATATAAAAAAACACATTTATGCATCATCGACGTTAGAATCTTTCTTTTTGTGGATATAATAATCAATTAATGTCTTGGGATCAGTACCACGAATCCGACCCATTTCAACCAAGAAGTCTGTATATTCTTTCATATCATCACCTTTGAAGTTCGATAAAACAATCTTGAATATACTACTTGTAGATAATTTAAGATCTGAATATTTCTTGGTGATGTAACTCAATCTGTTTGAAGTTTCAGCTGGTGTCATTGATTTACCAGTGAGTTTGTTTAGAAACAATTCAGTTCTACCATCAAGTGATTTGATATATGCTCTCAACTCTTTCTTGAACTTCTTATCAGTAATATCATTTGTAATAGATCCATAGATCTTATCTGTCTTGTATTTGTTTCGATTCACAAACATTTTCTTTGAACCAACAACCAAATAGTTGTCTGTCTTATCCTTGATTTTCTTGAACTCTTTCAATGGAACAATCTTCAATGAACCAATCTCATTTCGATATGGATACAATTGAAGCATTCTCAACATAATATAATCTTGAGTCAACCCTGCTTTCTTGATCTTGGAAAGCATTTGATCGTAATCTTTCATATCAATGAGTTTCTCTTTGTTAGTATCACTCATCACCTTTTTCTTGTTAGCAAAGTTGTTTGCAATCTTATCCTTTTCATATAGTTTGTATAATTCTTCATCTTTAGTTTTCAATAGAGTTAGAATAACACCATAGTAGTTAGTCTTTGTACCTTTCGACAACTTGGAAAGATATTCATCGACCTTGACCTTTTGTTTGAGAAAGTCTAAATCTTGGATTTCTGACTTACCAGTAACAGCCTTATGCAACTTACCAATATTGGTGGTATACCCTTTGAGAGTTCCATCTGAAATAGTTGGTTTCACACTCTTAATCAATTCAACAATATTCATACTTATACTATAGCATAGATTTTATTTTTTAAGTAGTTTAAAATTACAGAAAATTAAGAAACTTGGAATTACGATTTCTCCCATCCAAGCTCATCTAACCGAAACTCTTCAATCGTTTCATTTGCAACGTCAGAGCCGAACTCATCATAGATCATTTTCAATCGAAGTGAGATGATGGTATGTGAATAAGGTTTTATATCAATAAATGGTATTTCTTCCATTATTTTGTTTTTGTGATCTGATAGTTTAGTAGACATTTTGTACTCGTTTTTTCACTCGTTTTTTCACTGGTTTAGTTGAGATTTTTGAAATACTAATTTCAAATTAATTATTTCAAATTCAAAAGCAATTATCCCACCATTCGTCGTATGCTTCTTGTCCGCCATATTTATCTGCAATAATATTGTAATGTTGATTAGTCGATAAATCTTCATATTCTAAAAATTGTGTATCCGTTCTTATATCTCCTTGTTTGATAAACTCCGGATTAGTAAATCTTCCGTGAGATTCTTCATACATTCCGTGTTCTTCAAAATAATAGTTGAGATGTTTTACTATATCACTATATACTTGTTTATTCTTATTTGTAGCTTTGATATTGTTGTATTCTTTTCCAATCATTTCCATAATATCGAAACACAATCCTTCCATTCTCTATAGTCTAACATAGCGACAAATCCTTAAGTAGTTTAAATTATAGAAAATTAAGAAAAGGGTAATTATGAGATA